ACACCTACGGCAACGGTCACCGGAACACCTACGGAAACACCTACGGAAACACCTACGGAAACACCTACGGAAACACCTACGGAAACACCTACGGCAACACCTACGGCAACACCTACGGCAACACCTACGGCAACACCTACGGCAACACCTACGGAAACACCTACGGAAACACCCACCGGAACACCCACCGGAACACCCACCGGAACACCCACCGGAACACCTACGGCAACACCTACGGAAACGAGTTCGTCCTCGAGCAGTTCGTCCTCGAGCAGTTCGTCCTCGAGCAGTTCGTCCTCGAGCAGTTCGTCCTCGAGCAGTTCGTCCTCGAGCAGTTCGTCCTCGAGCAGTTCGGATTCTCCGACGCCCACTCCGACATTCCCAACACCAACAGAGACGCCCCCTACTCCGACCCAAACAAACTGCGTGCCGATAGACTGCAATGGAGCATGTGGAGTTTCTGACGGTTGCGGCGGCGAGTGTGCATGCCCCGCAGGATATTATTGTGATAACTACTATTGCGTACCCTCTGTCACCCCAACTTACTACCCAATTCCTTTCAGGAATTCTTTTGTGGAAATAAATTGGTGATGATTGATACTTTGATTCCTATATTCAACTTGACTCCTCTTAGAAGAAGGAATTTGGAGTTTATATATCAAAGACTTGTTGATGCCGGTGGTGATATAATTTTTGGCATTCAAGACCAGCACCCAGACCTTGACTATTACTCAAAGTTTGACAAAGCCAAATTGGTTTTTTGTAAAAGTCCAAGTTACAATCTTTTTAACAAGGGAAGAATATTTAACTTTTGCTCAAAGCAAGTCAATACTAAATTCTTCTTGTTCTTGGACGCAGACATTTACATATCATTAAATAGAATTTTAATTCGCGAAGACGACGAGGTCGTCAAGCCTTTCTCTCAGTGCGTTTATTTGGACCAAGAAAAGACTCTTGAGTTTTTGGAGAAAAGAAACACCCATGTGGATGAAAAATACACAAGGGTTTCGTGTCTTGGCGGAGGGGCGGTTATCATCAAGACCGAATTTGCACTATCCCAGCCGCTTTTTGATGAAAAATTTTTGGGTTGGGGGTGGGAGGATATGGACTTTGGCGACCTGCTTAGGGCAAGGTTCAAAATAAGAACCATACGCCAGCCCGCCGTTCATTTGTATCATGAGCCTTCCCCTCCAAACAATGAAAACAGTGCCTATTATTGCAAAAAAGAAAAGCCAAAGTCCAAAATTGTTCATTTTTTTCATTTCAAATTAAGCAATGAAGTTTTTATATCTTATCTGAGCGAGAGGGGGATTGGCGTTTTGCTCATGAATTTTTCGGAATTAGACGGCCTAGAGGAAGACAGCGTCAAAATGTGTTACATGAATGATGAAGAAGCTTGTCTGAACTTCATGATATCCTCTTCCTTGCCGTATGTTGAGGATTCCGGATGGGTCTTGTATTTGGCTCCATTTGTAAAAATAGAGACCGGATTTTATCAGAGGGTTATGTCGCTAAAAGGTCACGCCTTAGTGATTGATCTTTCCGGAAGGGTTGTAGGATTTGCTTTGAAAAAATCTGATTTCAAAGGGTTCGGCGAATCTATTGGTCTTGATGGTTCCTACTTGGAGAGAGTTGCCCTTCTGCTGAGACAGCAAGGTTGCGTAGAGATTAATCTTCAAACTCATCCATGTCATTCTCTAATGGAACCTCCCAATACATCTTATCGAGCCAGTGCTTCCATGTATCAAGAATCTTGATTCTTTCTTTTATGATTGAGTATTCGGGCTTTTTAGGCTCCTTCATCAATCGCATCGGGCTAGGGCCTATCCACTTTTTAGCTCTTTCTTTATCTTTTGGTTTGAATGCGTCCTCGGGTCTTCTGTCGGCCTTTTGGCTGTTGCACTGATAACATGCCAAGACGCAATTTGTCCAGTTAGTTTCGCCGCCGAGAGACCTGGGTACAATATGATCTAAAGTGCATTCGTCGTGAGCGGGTTTTCTTCCGCAATATTGGCACATATAATCATCACGTTTCCAAATAGATCTTCTGCAAAAGTTAACTTTTTGTTTGGGAATGGAGTCATACCTACTTAATATCAGAACCTCGGGTATCCGGTAAATCTTTGAGGCTGAAACTAGTCCATCTTCGTTTGACTCCGGTCTCAAATTAGACCAATCGCTCCACTGCCACACCTCATAACTTCCCTTTGGTGGCGGAGTTATTATTTTGGCCTTAGGCTCTCCGTCCGAATAATGGCTAAAAAGAAGCGTTATCGCCCTCGGTAGCCCTATCACGCCCACAGCGCACCAGTTTTTGTTGAGGACAAGAACTTTCTTGGAGATTGTGGCTTCCATGCATTATGTACGCTTTCTATTTCAGCTCTTTTTCTGAGGCTTTCAAGGCCATGGATATGGTGTCATCCATGTCAAGGTACTTGTAGCTTCCGAGCCGTCCGGATATCAGCACATTCTTTTCTTTTTCGGCAAGTTTTCTGTACTTCCTATAAAGTTCGCCATTCTTTTCGTCGGTTATCGGGTAGTATGGATCCCTTGTCTCCCGCCAGTCTACAGGATATTCCTTGCTGATTATTGTCTTTTTATGTTCCGGATTTTCAAAATGCTTGTGCTCCACTATTCTGGTGAAGGGCACGGACGCGTCTGTGTAGTTGACGCAAGAATGTCCTTGGAAGTCCCCGTCTAGCTGTTCGTGCTCCCACCGGAGGCTTCTGTATTCCAACTCTCCGTATGTTTTGTCAAAATAAGAATCTATACCGCCGCAGTATACTAGCCTTTTTGCATACTTCTTCCATTTGTCCTTCATTGAGGAAAAATCCGTACCTAGTTCGACCTTTACCCCGCAGAGCATGTTTTCTACCATGCTCGTGTAGCCTCCTATTGGTATTCCTTGGTGATTGAGGTTATGGAAATAGTCGTCATTGAAGGTGAATCTTATGGGAAGCCTCTTGACTATCGTTGCTGGTAGTTCTCTGGGATGCTTGTTCCACTGTTTTGTGGAATATCCCTCTATGAATGTTTTATAAAGTGTTTTGCCTATGTTTGAGAGGCACCATTCTTCCATGTTGCATGGATTTATGTGAGGGACTATGTCCTCCATGATCTTTCTTTTTGCCTCTTGGGGTGTCGTCACCCCCCAAATTTGGCTCATGGTCATGAGGTTGATGGGGAAGCTATAAATCTTGCCGCCAAAGTTTACGACGCCCTTGTGCCTGTAGTTGTTGAATTTAACGAAACGGTTGACATAATCCCACACTTCTCTGTTGTTGGTATGGAAAATGTGACATCCGTACGCATGCACATTGATCCCGTCGGTATTTTTTGTATACACATTTCCGCCTATATGGTCTCTTTTGTCCATGACCATGACGGTCTTTCCCTTCGCTTTAGCCTGCTGGGCGAATGTGGATCCAAATAGACCCGAACCAATGATTAAGTAGTCGTATTTCAATACCCCCTCCTGACTTTCACCACCAGATCCGTAGTTCCTTTTATGACTCTATGCCATTCTCCTCGGGAAATGCTTATTTCCTTGTCGATAGGTTCAGGAAGCGAATTGTCCCTCTGAAACATCCAGTCATTGTCGTTGAGCGGGATCACAACCCTGTCTTCCTCATCTCTGTGCCATTTCAGCTCATCCGGATCAACATCATTTGAAAATGTCCTGACATCGTCTTTTTCCGAGAATGGTAGTTCCATAATTTTATTAGAGTTCATGGATGGTTTTTTGGACTTTTTTCATACATATTTCCATGAGATTTGAAGAATACATCTCCCGAAGGAAGGGCATGAAGTTACTGCGTCAAGCCACTGTCAGCGAGGGCTTGAAGTACCATATTGATCGCGGCATGTGCCTTAACGAGAACATATACAGGATTTACAGCAAGGCGTGGTACGACCTTGTAATAGAAGCAAGAGCCCTTTATAATGCAGGGGCTCTCGCTCTAAACGACGAGGATGCCGAACTGGTAGAAAGCGATGCGGGAGAGATTGCCGAATACAAAGGCAAAAGAGTCCGTCTTGATTCTCCGTTTCCCATCAAGGAAAGGCTGGATGAGGCTGAGCACAAAGGGAAAAAGGTAAGGCTTGGCAAGCCATTCAGGACGCCCGGAGAGGGCAAGAAGTTCGCTGTATATGTCAAGACGCCTTCCGGCCGGGTGAAGAAGGTCAGATTTGGCGACCCGAATTTGAAGGTGAGAAACGACAGCCCCGCCCGTGCGAAAAGTTTTCGAGCTAGGCACAAATGCTCCGAAAAGAAAGACAGGACCAAGCCCGGGTATTGGGCATGCAATATCGCGAGGTACTCAAAGTCGGTCGGACTGTCGTCCTCCAGATCCTGGTGAAATGAACTACCCAACCCCTATGGGGTTGCCAAAAACGCTCAATTATTACTTTTCGCCAAAAGAACTAAAAATCGGCTCGTCCATAAAAAAACTCCTAAAATAAAAACCCAGTACGTATAGGTCGCCGGAAACAAGGAGATCTTACAGGCCTCAAGTTAAAAAATGTCCGAGTCACTACCTTAGACTATGGACATAACGCTATTAACATGCACTTGGAACAACGAAGATTGTTTTGAAATAGAGAAGACTTCCCTCTATAGATCTTTCAAGAGGTTCAACCCCGAAAAGGAAATCGTTCATCGCCATTTTAACAGGGGAAAGTACCACGGGCTGGAAGGCCAGTTCTACGAAAGGTTCGGCCAAGAGAGCGAGTACATTCTGTACAAGATATTTCTCATGATAGAAGAGGCCAAAAAGGTAAAATCAAAATATGTGTTATTTTGTGACGCCAATGATGTAACATGCTTATCTTCCGTAAGCCGGCTTGATGGGGTTTTTGACCTTGACCGCTTCGTGATCTGCGGCCATGAGAAAAATCAGTGGCCCACTCCCGAAACAAAGGCCTCTTGGCCCAGATATCAAGATTATTCCGAAAAGGACACGCTCGGGGAAACCTATCTTAATTCGGGCATGATACTGGCAAGATCCGACAAGTATGCGGAAATGCTTCAAAGCATGGCGGACAATGTTCTGAGCCTTAATATAAACAATTTCAAGAACGATCAGGGCGTTTTTACATACTACTACAACAGCCAGTTTGAGCCCAGGATAAAACTGGACTACTCCAGCGTTTTCGCCCTTAATACATTCAAGAGGCTCAAGGAAGACTTCTACTTGGACTCTTCTGGTGCCTTGGTTTCCAATGATACGGGCGTTCGTCCATGTTTCGTCCATGACAACGGATGGAACCACGGAAGCCCTAGGTTCCACAATGCGTTTGAACTGAAGAGGCTCTATTCAGAGTCGTACGCCCATTTGAAGAACATTTCCACCCACAAAAACATAGGACAAGACCATCAGAACTACCTCAAGAGGCTTAGGGATAATTTTGGATTCTATCCCAAGGTGGTTTACGACATGGGAGCGTGCGTCCTTTACTGGACTAAGATTGCGAGCGAGATATGGCCGGACGCCCAATATCATTTGTTTGAGGCGATGGAGGAGTCTGAGGAACTTTTCCAAGAGACGCAATATCCTTATCACATCGGAGTGTTCAGCGACGAGGACGACAAAGAGGTCACATTTTACAAGAATGTCCTTTTCCCAGGCGGAAACTCATATTACATGGAGAATCCCAAAGAAAGCCCCATAGCGGCTGATTTATTTGAAAATCCAGACAATCAATTCAAGAGAAGGACTCTGAAGCTTGACACCGTCCGCCAGCAAAGGAATTTTCCGTATCCTGACCTTTTGAAGATAGACGTCCAAGGGTGCGAGATAGACATCTTGAGGGGAGCCACGGACATTCTGTCCCATGTGAAGCATCTCATAGTTGAGCTGCAGCATGTTGAGTACAACATAGGTGCTAAGTTGTGTCACGAGTCCATACCCATAATAGAATCTATGGGTTTCAAGTTGGTGACGCCTAAGTTCGCGATCTCCAGTCCGGCCGATTCGGATTATCACTTCGCAAGAATTTAGTTCTTTGTAAAGTAATACCCGTCCAGGTATAGCCTGTCCAATTCCGTTTCGTCAAACACCTTGAACGCGTCTTTGTATGTTGACAGTATTGGCTTTCCGTCCACATTGAAGGAGGTGTTTACCAAGACCCCGATTCCTGTTCTTTTCTTGAATTCGGACAGAAGGTCGTAGATGAACTCGTTTTGTTCGCGAGTGACGGTTTGGACTCTTGCCGTTCCGTCAACATGTGTTACGGCCGGCAGTTTTGACTTGTAGCCCTCCCGGACTTTTGGACAAAAATTCATCCATCTGCTTTCGCCCTCCCACTCAAAGTATTCGGACACGTCCTCCAGTCTGACCACAGGTGCGAATGGCCGGTACCATTCTCGGTGCTTTACCTTGAGGTTCAGCGTGTCCTTCATGTCGGAAGGTATTGGGGAGCAAATTATGCTCCTGTTGCCAAGTGCCCTAGGCCCGTGCTCCGAATTGCCTTGGACTACGCCCAGTATTTTGTTTTGCGTTAAATCCTCAACCATGGAATTCATGTCAGCCTTGTGGCCTCCGCGTGACTCCACATACTCCATGAGGCAGTTCTTGTCAAGCACTTCAATCCCCTTGTAGGTCACATCTATTGTCTTTTTGGGCTTGAAGTGTCTGCACAAGAGTCCCACCGTTAGCCCGCAGTCGGATGAGTTGGGAGCCACAAACACTTTCAGTCCGTACTTCTGCTTGACAAGAGTGTTAAGAACTATATTCAAGGCGCAGCCACCGGACAACACTATCGGCAGATTGTGCTTCAATATGTGGGGCTCGGCAACCTCGAAGAATATATCTTCAAATATCTGCTGTGCAGTTCTTGCGAGGTCGTATGAGTTTTTTCCCGAAAGTTTGTTGGAAAAAGAAAAGTCTATGCCTATTTCCTTGGAAAGAACCTCGCCCTTCTTATGGTCGGGGCTTGTCGGGCCGAAGAAACTCATTCGCGTGCTGAAAAAGTCCCTCATAGGCTTTTTCCACGCCTCCACGACTTCGCCGTAGGACTGCAAGCCGAGCAGCTTTCCTGCGGCCGTCAAGCAGTGGTATTTTCTTATCTCCTCGCAGTAGATGCCTATTACATTGTAGTTTGACCCCAGATCCACGCCCGCTTGCTCAATCAGTTCGGGATCCTTACCCCTCTCGGCTAAATAGAAATTGAACCACCCGTCGTTTGACCCTCCGTCAAAGGAAATGGCGAGCGCTTTTTCAAAAGGCGACTGGCAGAAGCTTCCGTACGCGTGTGAGGCGTGGTGGCTGTCGTCTATTATGTACTGTTCAGCAGGGATCGTGTCTTTGTAGGACTGCGGAAACGACGCATATCCGCTTCCTATTATGAATTTATCGTATCTGTCAAAGCCGAACTTATCTTTGAGATAGGAATAGAGGTTCGGCAGTATATTTTCGCGGCAGTTTATGGGCTCAAAAAAGTCTCCGCTCGCGTTTTTAAGATTAAGGAATCGTTCAAATTCTATTACAGAAACGACCTCGTCGTTTTGAAATACGGTCAAGGCCGCGTTGTGCCATGAGTGAAGTGCTATGCTTGGTAATGACATCTTTTCCTTTTCAATTTATTTGTTAATCAAAACGATCGCCGAATCCACCAGGCCCGATTGGGGTCTAAGATCAAAAGTCGTTATGGAACTTTTGGGCACAATCTTAGAGAGTTCGTTTTTAAGACCCTCCTCTCCCGGAACGTCTTCTATCATATATAATCCGCCCTCGCTCAGCATAGGCCAGAGCAATTCAAAGGATCTGATTTGATCCGCCGGATTGTGACTTCCGTCATCAATTACTACATCCAGTTTCTGTCCGCCGTTTAGATTATTTACTTCCAAAAACGGCTCCTTGTCCGAAGAATTTCCTATCACGACATTTATTCTTGGCTCCTTAAGGACTGATTCAGGATATATGTCAAGCCCGAAGACTTTGGCGTTCGGGAAAAAGTCCCGGAAGGTTCTGAGGCTTGCGCCTTGGGCCACCCCTATTTCCAAGAAAGATCTTGTTGAGAATCTCCTTGAGTTAAGCAGCGGTTCGTAAACATTCGTGTAGTGATGGAAACTATATTTTAGGTTCCAGTATATTACGGAAAGCCTTTCCATATCCGTTTTGGCTCCATGTGTCTCGGCCATCTCCTCCGATGGAATCGGCCGTCCGTTTCTTCTCGTTTCCGAAAAAAAACCCAACATGGATTCGTTGTCTTGGAGCACGGCATGGCTTGGATTTCTGAAAATCATGTGATCCAGACCAGAGCACTTGCCTCCCTCAATAGCTGCCGGCGAGTTGCCTCTTATTAAATCGGCAATCTTTGAAGCCAATCCTTCTGAAGGAACAAAGCCCTCCGGCATTGTCCAGACCCAGTCCCCCTCTTTGATTTCCAACAAGGCTCTCCTTGTCGCGCTCGTTCTGTCTTTTCTGCTCTCCCCGTCTACGACCACATTTGTGTTCGCGAAGGATTGAGATTGAGACTTGCAAGCCATGGATCTGTCCGAACTGTGCGTCACTATCGTCCAAAGTACATCAAATCGTTTTTCAAGTTCGGATCTTTTAAATATTTCTGCCGCCTTCTCTATTAGGGGGTCGTTGCAAAGTACGCCTGTGCTCAAAATATTAAGTTTCATTCTCTAAAATAGTGCCAGACAAGGCATTTTTTTTGGTGTACTTTGTAGGAAATTGGAGATTTGATGTTTGATCCGGATCAATTTCACAGAGATGCTTGTTTTGTTTATTTTGAGTCAAGAAACAAGACCTTGACTTCCTATAAGCACAGGGCTGGCCCGCTTCCCGGCGGCGGCCCCGGCCGGGGGTGCTGCGTAGAGCACTTGGTTAGGGATGCGTACGAATTAAGCCTCAAGCGAGATTTTAAATTCATTGTTTGTTGTGGCGATATGCGCATGCAATATCCGCAAATTCCCGATGTCAAGACTTTTTATTTTCATACTGAGACAGAAGACTACGAAGACACAGTTCCGTGCTACGCCTTCCATTCTTTGTCGCTAAAGGGAAGGTATGGGTTTTCCGGCGAGGGTTCTGACCGACATGAGGATTTCGTAATTTCCATAATGAAAGCGGGCGAAAAAAAGCCAAAGTGCGATCTGGGCGGTTTTGCAGGAACAATAGGTACGCACAAAAGAGAGTATTTTTTCAAGCAAGTGAAGGAGAAGCCCCTTTCGGATTTTTGCGAGTTCATAGAAGTCAGCTGGCTGGAGCCCACCCAAAACGAGCAATCTTGGCCGACAAACTTCATCACCATTCCGGAGCAGGTAGAAAGATGGAGGTTCATTGTCGATCTTCCCGGCCTTACTTGGACGGACAGGACCAAGTTCTATTTCTTCTCAAGAAGGCCTATGATTTTGGTGGATAGGCCGCACAAAGAGTTCTACTTCAAGAACTTGACTCCTTGGGTTCATTATGTCCCTGCCCGTGACGCTGACGACGTTTGCAGAAGCATATCAAAGCTTTTGGAAGATCCATCACTAGAGAAGGAGATAGCCCAGAACGCCTTGGAATTCGCTCAAAAAAACCTAACTAGAAACAATGCCCTCGAGCGCTACAGAAATATTATGGATAACCAATTGTGATTTTGTCGTCAAATGGATTTGGCCAATATATAATCCACAAAGCATTGAGACATTTGGAATGCGGGCTTTTCGTCCTTTCCCCATTGCTTTATTTCAAATACATCAAGTATCCTTTTTTTAACCATATCATTTTTTGAGAAAAAAGGCTCCACTTCTTGAAAGTCAATCTCTTGCTCTTCTACCGTGGTCAACCCAGCCTCTCCTATTGCTTTTGAATATGTGGCCAAGGGAAAAATTACTTTTTGATTGGCTTCTACCTCAACTCCGATATCCCTCAGTTCTTTTTCTGTGAACACTAAATGAACAAAAGCCTTGTTGATTTTTTTATACACATGTCCTCCATGACGCCCTGACCAAGGATGGCATCTCAAATACATCTTTCCATCTTCCGCAAGAACCGACTTTGCCTTTTCTAGCACTTCTCTCATGCTTTCTTTCTTGACATGATCTAAAACATCGTACAGCAGAATTATATCGTATGGGCCTTTTGACCTAACTAAATCAAAATTTGTAGTCAGAATAAAAGATTGATCAACTTTTTCCCAGTCAAATTTACTCTTTGAATTTTTTTCTATATCATAGCCAACCGATAACTCTGCAAGTTTGGAACAATAATCAGCCACATGTCCCTCGCCGCAACCAAAATCTAGAAATTTTTTCCCATCAAGAGACGGAAGCAATATGTCTGCGATCCCTTCGGCTCTTTCTTTTTTGTCATCCTCAGAATTTTCATCGGCTATTTGAGAACTGAATACAGCTTGAGGCCATTCGTCGGAAAACAACAATTCTTTAAGGCTTTCAAATTCCAAACTTGAGCTGTCAAATTTTTTAAATTCTGACTTGCCAAAAGCAATGTATTTTGAGAAGAAATCTTTAGGAGACATTGTGACGATGTCGTTGTCTTCTATGAAGGCAAAATGGTATTTTGAGTCTTCTTCTTCAATCACCGCAAGCACATTTTGCTCTTCGTGCATCTTGCCACGAAGTATGTCTAATAGACCTGCACACGCCAGGTCAAAAGAGGCGAAGGTTTGGCGTTCAACATTTCCGTTGTTTGAGAGTATAGCAGTGTTAACCATGTCATTATAATAGTTTCATACCAATATTTTATTAGTGGTTTTTTTTAAGAATGATTTGAGATACGAGAAGTTTCCGTGGTTGGAACCGGCAAAATGCGTTCCGGACGAACCTTCCTTATAGGGCGCGAAACCGACATTCGGATTTGCCACCCAGATCACTTTGAGAGGAACGACTATCAAATCCAATTTTTTTACAGCGAGGCAAAATGCACCTTGGTCATCGCTATGGGTTTCCCATCTTTGATTTCCTATTGTATTATTTAATTCAGAACCGAAATCAAACTCGGGCGGAAGTCCAAAAAAACCAGTGTTGATTGCGTCTTGTTCTTTGGGAATTCTGTTTTGAAAATTTCCGAAGAATGGCTTGTGTGCGGCCGTTACTATAGCCGCATCTTTTCTTGACAAGAAATTATCAAGTTCTGAAAATTTTGAGTAAACAATCAAGTCATTGTCTATAAATACCTCATGATCATCTTTGCTAATTCTGGGCGGGTAGAATTTCCACGCCGAATCAAACGGCGGTATTTTTAGTGAGCTTTTGTACTTAGATTGCTCTATAAGATCTACATCCAAATCTCTTAAAATATCAAGTTCTTTTGTCTTAATTCCATTGTGGCAAACAAATATCCCATTTGATGGTCTGCCGAATGTTTTGATCCAAGATTTTATTGATCTTTTCAGGCAAGTTAGGCCCAATCTATTGCAAGGCCCGATAGTCCATCTTACTATTAATCCCATTAGTATATTTTTATTTCTTGAAACTCTATATTGTTTTTCTTGAAGTAAGCCATGTTGCAAAAAATATTATTTTCGTAATCTATTTTTACATTATCGCTATTTAGTCTAAAAATATCATGAACCACTGACTGATCACAATTATAAAGATTAATGTGGTCGCTACAATCAAAAATATCCCATATTTTTATTTGGGAGCATTTTTCAAAAAAATCTAAACAAAATTCTCTTTTTCCCATCCAAGCACCGGAGTTCAAAAATTTGAACTTTGATCCCAAACCTATTTTTTCTTGAAATTTTTTGTTCTCATTGAAGTAGGCGTTTTGAATGCCAGGATAAAACCTCATCTCCCCGTTAAAGATCAATTCGCATCCTAATTCTTTAAACTTAGATAGAGCTTCTTTCGGACTCCCTAAAAATATTACATCGTGCGAATCTAATCCTATGAAATATTCGGAGTCGCAATTCTTTATGGCCTCTAGAGTAAGATCAAATTTAAAAAGATTGTTCCATATTTCAATTCCACTTCCTGTTTTTATGTAGGGTATTTTCTTAATATCCAATGATCTCTCCAAAACGCCCTTTTCAAGGTTGTTCCATGTGATTATTGATAGGTTTTTGGGAATTTTTTCTTGATCGTGGTTATGTTTGAAGTATCTGGACTTCAAAACGCTCCATGCGTCGTTCAAGTCGGGAGAATGAAAGATAATTGGAAAAGTGCCCGATAATTTGTTTTTTACTCTCATAGTTTTATATCTGCCTTTTTTGCCTTTTTGATTGCCTCAAGATAACCGTATTCGTCTATCTCCTCCGGCTCCAAAGCACAGCCCTCGCCCCATTCGTTCCAAGCATTTATGAAAATAAATTCAGATGAGTTTGATCTGATTATGGATTTCAAATTATCTTCAAATAATTTTGGGGTATTTTTTACAAACACATTGCATCTTATCGGGCTTCTGGGAGAACTGTCAAATCCTACCATGGTTCCTTTGAAATGATTCTTGTGAACTGGCTTGTCAGAAATTATTCTATCGTAAACTTTTCTCATGTCATAAAACGCTGCTTTGTTCTGCACTATCCTTTCTATCATTTTTTCGTCCCATAGAAAATTTGGATAAAAGTCAAAAGAAGCGTCAAAGTACTCGGCATATGACTTGAAGTCGTCGACGAAAAAATTGCCTATTGTCATTACTAAAAAAATACCATTGAACCCCAGATCAATCATTCTAGATCGCCAGTATTCAAATCTTCTTTTGAAATTTTTTATTTGAGATACCCTGTATATGATGAATAAGGGCTTTCCGTCAATTTTTATGTAATTTTTGCTTTTGAAAAAGGGGAGCAAGTAATCCAGATGTTTTTCCCACTCTTCTTCATCTCCATAGTTATTTGGCTGAAGAAGTTCGCCATTGCCTCCGTTCATTCTTCTTGTCCACGGTTCGTTGGCCCAGCTCAAGCAGAACGGAATGTCCGGCTCTCCATCTTCAAGCATTTTTTTTAAGACAGAGTCCATTAGGACTTTGTCGCCAAACCAATAGTGGTAGTAACAAAACCCATAAACGCCATATTTTTTCGCCATCCTTGCTTGTTTGGCCCTTATATCTTTGTCAAGAAGTGAATAGTATCCTATGTCCGAGTGCGGCCTCTTTATTCTGTGGTCGGGATCTAACGAAACTGCGCTTCTCACGCATGTCCATTCTGTGAAACCTTCACCCCACCACAGATTATTTTCTTCAAATTCGTGATACTGAGGGAGATAGAGTGCAATTATTTTTGTCATTTGTCTTGCTTACCTAAGATCATGGATAGAAAGGTTCGAGCCATCTGTCCAGCCGATTGGTTTCACCACAATACCGGCTGGCCGTCTTGCGTGAGAGAAGTTAGAAATCAACTCCATACCAATATTGGAGTTGATTTCTATCTGAATTCCATGATTCATATGCTGGAAAATGGGAACTATCCCAAAAGGCCTTGGGTAGGAGTTCTTCATGCAACTCCGGATCAGCATGTTAGGACTCTCATTTCCGAAAGCATTTACATGGAAAAATGCGTTGGTATATTTGGCCTTTCGGGATATGTTTGTGACTTTTTAAAGTCAATAACCGATAAAAAAGTTTCAAGGATACATCTTGCGGTAGGCCGCCCTGCTCATCCATTCAATCCAGACAAGTTCTTATCCAATCAGAGCCCCAAAATTTTAATGATAGGTCATTGGATGAGAAGATTTGAATCTATTTATCAATTGGTTGCAAAAGGATACAAAAAAACAATATTGATGTGCAAGGCACCAGAGGCGCCGGACTACGAAAATTTTTCAATCAAATTTCAAAAAAATGACCAGGTTTATTTGGAAAAAAGTCTAGCAAAAAGTGATTACGAAAAAATCTTTGAAGACAATTTGGTGTTTTTGGATCTTTTGGATTCTTCTGCGAATAATTCTGTTATAGAATGTATGGTTAACAGAACTCCCTTGTTAATCAATAGGCTTCCCGCACTAGAAGAGCATTTAGGAAGTTCATACCCATTGTTTTTTGATAGTATTGATGAAGCTTCTTGTAAGATTAATGATAAAAATTTAATTTTGTACGCTCATGAGCACATGAAGAGTATAAATATAGACAAATACTTATTGGAAAATTTTGCAAGATATTTGTCTGAATCCGATGTTTACAAGTCATTACCAAAAGTTAAAATATGAAAGTAATTTCCGTAACCCCAGCAGGCAGAGCCAGATATATCAATATATTGGCTAATTATATTCTAAAAAATAGAGATAAAATTGATGAACATCATTTTTGGATCAATACGGATGTTCAAGAAGACATATTGGCCATTGAAAAATGGTGCAAAAATCACCCAGATTTTTTTAAGGCAATAATGCCAAAATTCCCTCCGCCCAGAACCGCCAAAACAATACATCATTTTTATAAGGATTATTGCGAAGAGGATAGGGTTTACTTAAGATTTGACGACGATATTTGCTGGATGGCTGATGATTGCGTTGCTGAATTGATCAAATTTAGAATGGAAAATAAAGATTTGTTTTTAGCGTATGCAAATGTGATTAATCACACTACTTGCAACAGATTTCACTCAAGAAAAATAAAATTTCCTGTTTTGGATTATTATTTCAATGGAAGTCACGCCAAAATAATTCACCATGCTTTTATTAACAGACTGCGCAGAAACGAATTAAGCGACTATTTATTTGAAGATTGGATAGTAGAAAAAAACGAAAGAGTATCGACAAATGTAATATCTTGGTTTGGATCTCATTTAAAAGAGATAAATGGAAATGTAGTTGGAAATGAAGAGCAATTTTTAGCTGTTGATTATCCAAAAATGTCTGGGAAGAAGAACGGAATATGTGGATCTGCTTTGGCGTGTCATTTCGCATACGCACCCCAGAGAAATTACTTGGAAAAAACAAATCTCCTTTCATTATACGAAAAATATAGCGTCAATAATAATATTAAAAAGTTTTTTGTATGAAGAAGTACATCTACTTGAGATCATCTCCTGATTGGCATAAAATCAAATCAATAGATCAATACCTAGAAGCCAATAAGAACTCAAGATCTCTTATGAAAAATTGGCTTCCCATTTTAAAATATGCTATTTTAGAATGGAATAGAACATTCAAAATTAATTACTTTGATTTTAGACACAAAATGAAAGAAGTTACTATTGAAAATATATCTAAATTAAAAGATGCTTATATAGTAACTAAATCAGATAAGCAAATTTTGGATTTAGAAAAAGAAGATTTTTTGCTTTATTTAATAGACGATGACGATTGGGTTTCTGAAAATGTTTTTGATCAAAATTATTTGAAATTAGAAGATAATGATGATGTTGTAGTATGGCCTTTTGGATTTTTTAGAAGCGATCATGTCATGATCACCGATATCAAAAAGCCCATAGATGACATAAGGTGGGTTTATTCAAATAATGCAATCATTACAAGCAAAGGATATAGAAAGCTTTGTGAAGTTGCTGTGGATTTTTTGGAAGATCATAGAGAGGTCGATGTTTGTTGTCAAAATAATTTTGTTATAAAGATTACGCATCAAGTTTTGAGTGCTTATAACCACTCTCCTGCAAGCGCCACCAAGTTGTGGGGACACCATAAGCACGGCGGTGGTTCAATAAGAAACTTGATTTCTGGCTATGGTCAAATTCCATTGATTCCTGAGGAATTGAGTTGGTCTTATCCATACGCTAAAAAAATTTGGAATTTGATCTTAAGTTTGGAAAGGAAGGTTTTTATATGAGATACTTTTCTCTGCACAATGGCCACGACGCAAGTGTGACAGCTTTTGAGGATGGGGAAATTGTTATGCACTTTGAGTTAGAAAGGCATTTTGGCGTCAAGCATTTGGCCGGTGTAGAATTTGGAAACGCAGTCGGGGATGCAATAACTTTATTGTTGTCTAAGTTGAACTGGAGCCTCGTAGACATCAAAGCCATATTGTTTTGTGGCTTGAGGGACTGGGGAGGAAACTGGACCCGAACGGAATTTCATCAGGTCACCAAAGACCGAGTTTATTCTAAAGAAATAGACAAGCCTTACCTTATTTGGTCATCCAATTGGCGCGGCTTACCCATGACTTTTGTTGGCATTACACATCATGTGAACCACATGGCCTACGCATACTACACCAGTCCGTTTGAAAAAAGCATCATCTTTGCAATTGATGGAAAAGGGGATTTTGGCATTAATTGTACATATGGAACTGGCTGTGGATCAAAATTAAACTATTTGGGCAATACCTCTTGGGAAAATCCGATGAAAATTGCCTTTGCAAATATCGGGATTTCTTATAGTCTGCTGGGAGTTTTGTTTCCCTTTTTGGGACTTGATCCATTGGCATGTGCTGGCAAAGCCATGGGCTTGTCTTCTTACGGACAAGCAGTGGATGATTGGAGGCTTTTGGTTAAGGAAGTTTTATTTCCAAATGACATAAGAGACTACATAGACGAAGTGGACTCCCTGTCCTGGGCAGCAACTAAAAAAAATATTGACAAGTTGAAATCATCATTGGATATTGATTATGGAAATCCAAATTGCAAAAGTACCCAAGATCTTATGGCTACAATTCAAGATGAATTTGAAAGATACATGGTACTATGCGTCCGTAAATTATCAAATAATTATGATATACAATCAATTTGCTTAAGTGGCGGTTGTGCTCTTAATTGTCAAGTTAATTCAAGAATATTGAATGAAAAAGCCATAGAGAAACTTTATGTTCCTCCTGCATGTTCTGACTCTGGACTTTCAATTGGTGCTGGGTTGTATTATTGGCACAATATACTAGGAAATCAATTCAAGGGTCAAGAAAATCATATTCCATATTTGGGAGATTTATTATTGGTAAATCACAAAAAAAATAAAAGAATATTTGAAAAAACATTAGATAAAGAATCGCTTTTAGATTTTGTCTCGTCTAAAATATCTGAAGGTAAAATAATAGCTTGGGCTCAAGGGAGATCCGAGATAGGCCCCAGAGCATTGGGCAACAGAAGTATTTTGTGCGCACCTTATCCCAACGAAATGAAGGATAAGGTTAATGAAAAAATCAAACACAGAGAATTCTGGAGGCCTTTTGCGCCCGTTTGTCTAGAAGAATGCGTAAGCGACTGGTTTGAAATAGACCATGCCCAGCCCTACATGCTTGAATGCCCTTCTGTGAAGAAAGATAAAAAAGATTTGATCCCAGCCGTCACGCATGTTGATGGAACTGCAAGGGTTCAAACTGTAAATAGAAGAGACAACACTTTGTTGTACGATCTTGTCAAAAAATTTAAAGACAAAACTGGCGTTCCTGTATTAATGAACACTTCATTAAATGACAAAAATAAACCCATAGCAAATGATTCAAAATCAATATTGGATATGCTGATAAACACAGAGTTGGACTATGTGGTTATAAATAACTCCATATATGGCAAGTTGACACACTAGATTTGCACTATATTTTTTCTGTATATTTTGGTCATATCATGATCAATAAACTCATGATTTCTTTCTATATTTTTAATCTTCAATATTTCAAACGATTTGTTGATTGAATCAATTATTTGTTCGTAATTTTTTGATTTTCTGGTGGTGTTCTCGAATATTTTTCTTTCAAATTGAAATCCTATGACTTTGGCCAAGAATTTTTGCCAATTAGGTCTGTCAATACTAATTATTACAAGTCTATCAGGGCAGTCCTTAAAAAGCGTCAAAATCTTGTTGAAATGATAGTGCCTGTCTAAGATCCATTCAACAAAAAGACTTGCACTGGGCGGCCAACCCCAGGATTTGAAGTTTCCGAACTCGTCGGGAGCACAATGTTTCGATCTGCTTAGAAGCCATTTTTCTAAGCTTCTTGTATTTAGAATGAAAAGAGATTTTGGATATTTTTCTTTAAGAAATTCTGCATCTTGTAAGTTTCCATTGTCGGAAAAGCAGTCGTAAGTGTCCGTGTCCCATTTTTTAGGGCTATGCTGAGATCGCAATCCAATATCACAGAAAATTTTATGGAAGGTTGATGTTGCCGTTTTATTGAAACCTATGACAAAAATCTTTTCCCATTTCATAGATGCCACTTCCTTGCCATGCCCCTATCCAGATGATTTACCAGACAAGATAAAGATTTTGATCTAAGTTTAATTCTTAATTCAACATCATCTTCTATTTCAGATTTGCTAAAAGACTTGTGGCAAACATAACCACTTAGCATTTTCAAACCCATGAGATTAATGAACCTTATTTTATCTCCATTGCCAAAAACAATATTTTCATCTAAAAGAATATCTGCATCTTTTCTGAAAACCAACATGGCCTCTGTTTTATTTTTAAGACTACTCTCAAGCCTTATAGTTGGTATTCCGTAGTATTTAATATTATTTGCTTTCTGGTCTTCTTTTATTTCTTCAATTGTATCTTCATAAATTTTTCTTTCAAAGAAACAATCCCCATCCAGCACGAAAACAAAATCATTTCCTTCAATTCCTTTCTTAAGTGCAAAATTTCTGGCAGGGTTTATATTGGTGGCGTAATGAATTTTTTGATTGTGATTTTTGCACCTCATGTATTCTTTACGAACAAAAGGTATTTCAAATACTCGTTCTCCTCTGAGAATATTTTTTAGGACAATAAGCCTTTCTTCATCGTATATTCTGTTTAATATCCAAACCCTTGGTGGTTTGAAATTTTCATTCTTAAGGATGAATTCAAGGCTTTTTATTCTACTGCCCTCCTCATCTCTCGGAGGCAGTTCGTTTCCTATCACTCTGGCCACGCAGAATTTCATGTTATATTCTTAATTTTTTGCACTTGGTTTCTTACTTTCATGTTTGATATGCACATTGTGCAAATATCTTCTTCTTGGTTTTTTCTAATTGATTCGTATTCTTTCAAGAAATTCACGCCCAAATCAACGAAGGTTTTCGCATTGCTTCCGTTTCCCTTGGCTATGGATCCTGAGTGCGGGCACGCATAAATTTTTCCGTCATGATACAGACTCTCCGGATTTAGACACTCGGCAGGAAGAGAATTGGCCAATGGCTCCAAAGGATTCGCCCAGAACTCCGTCCTCTCTACAATTGAAACTTTTTCTGGCCATTTTTCTTTCATATATTTCATGTGGGATTCATTTCCTTCATAATGAGATATTCTTATCATGTCAAGGCAATCAATGGATTTTTGAGTGAGTCTGTTGTGAAACATGGCATTTGTGAACATTACTATGCTCTTGGTGACCGGACTTTTTCTTAAAGTTATGAGACCCTCTTCTAAATTGCGCCAGAGTAACGGATCTCCCCCTGTCAAAACAAAATCAAACGAGTATTTTGAAAGCATGCTGAATTTTAGTAAGTCTTTTATTTCTTGAATTGACATTTGATAGCGAATGTCATCTTTCATAAGATGCTTCATTATGCACTCTTTGCAATCCAGGTTGCAAACTGATGTGACATACAAAGACATCTTTCTTCTAATTTTTTCTTTCCAAATTGAAAATAGCATTTTATATTTCTACGAATTCATTGTAGTTGATGGTAATTACTTGAAAAATTTGACATTTATGATCAATTTTTATTTTTGGGTTTTTTATATAAAATAACTTTAGTTTGACTTGATCGCTATATTTATTTGATTCTGTTATTTTATCTTTATAGTACATACAATCAAAAAATAGATTCTTGCAGAATTTAGTTTTTCCAAAAAAACACCCTGAGTTTAGATACCGGAAAGGCCCATCATGAATAGCCTCTTCCAGCATCATGTAGGCTGGCTCTGTCGGCCAAGGAAACGCATCCGCATTAAAAAGAACTTCGCATTCAAAGGAAAGGAACTTCTCGACAATGTCTTCAAGGCTTGATATAATGGCTACATCATCTGCATCTAGGACTAAAATAAACTCTTCGCTTACTTGATCAAGGTTTTCACGCAAAAGCCTAATTTTTTGCCTATTGGTCCAGTTTTTGATTTCTTTGCCTAGAACCAAATAGTCCAAGCATAAAAAATCTAAGTTTTTTTCAAGCAAACTTTTGTAATTTCTGTTGTTGAATGTTATTATCTTAACCTCATCAGGTTTTTTAAAATGAAGTTTCTTATATTGACGAAGCGTTTTGGGCCAAAATGGATCAATCCCTTCTAATAAAAATTGATTACGAAAATGCTTGCAAGGACAGTGAATAATGGAAGGGTGGGTTCCGTATATTTTATTGACTAACTTGCGCATAATCTATCTACATATCACACCAATAAAGTAATTCTTTGGCTCTGGAGGCTGCTGTATAAGCCCATCTTTTGTGATCCCATAGGTCGCATCTCTGCTCAAGCACAAGAACTTTTTCAAATTCGCTGCCTTGGGCTTTATGTGCGGTTATCGCGTAACAGTAGTCGAACGGGCTTGGGGCCTCTTGGTCATGATCTATTTCATATTTAACTTGGTTGAATATGTTTGGATCGTAATATATGGATAAGGCGTTGTTTTCGGATTCAAACAAAAACATGTCGTCCGCGTAAATTTCCCTAACCACACCTTGCATTCCGTTGAATAGTCCGCAAAGCCGATCATTTTTTAAGCACATGACCCTGTCGTCTTTCTCCGGCATTGATGTTTTTCGCCCTAGTTTTTCACGAACGAAAGAGTTCATCTCCGCTCTGGTCTTATTGAATGCACAAATGATTTGATCAACATTCATGCATGCGGATTTGTGCGAATTCTTTTGCACAAACTTAATTTTTTCCCCGCCGCCGTTCCTAACCTCCCAACTGCTCGGCTTGTATCCTTTTCTTATGTATTCCGCGAAGTGAGCTATCTCGCCCGCATTCCTGTGTATCGTCTCTAGCTTGTAATCCGGCTCGCTCATGATGTTGAACTTGTCGCCGACCGGCTCAAGCTGGCCGTGGTCGCCGACGAATATTATCGGTTTTTCAAAATACTTGAGATCCTTGTATATTCCCTCGCTGACCATGGAGGCCTCATCAACTATGATGCCGTCATAGTCTAAAGACGAAGCCAGCGAGAAATAGACCTTTTTGTCTTCGTCCGTGTAGGCTTTGTATATCAGGCTATGGATAGTCTTAGCGTCCATACCCTTGCTTCGCAGAACATTCGCTGCCTTTCCCGTGTATGCACAAACTGCAAAGTTCGGAAGCAATTCAACCAGATGCTTTATGACGGTGCTTTTGCCCGTTCCGGCATATCCAGAAAGCACTTGGACGGACTTTTTGAGTTTGATGATCTCTTTGATCACAAACTTCTGTTCTTCGGACAGTTTCACTTATTTGATGACTTGATGATTTGCTCGGCAAGAACCCGGCCGAGTATCGGTGGAACGGCATTTCCTATCTGGAGGTTCTTGGAACTCTTCCCGCCTTGGAACTTGTAGTGATCCGGGAAACCTTGAACTCTTGCCCCTTCTCGGGTTGATAAGGCTCTGTTCTGGTAGGGGTGGATGCACCTGGAGGAAGAGGGAGTTCCGAAGTTTCTTGTTATTGTAGGGCACGGTTGGTCCGCCAGCAAACGAGCGTAAGTGTTTTTGAAATATCCCTTCGGCCGCAAATCCTCGGGAACATCCATTATAGACCCACCGGCGGGAACCTTGGACATGACCAGCCTCATTTTTTCCCCGTAGTTGGAGCACTTGTGCTCGGTCAAGGAACATCCAGATATGCGCATGGCCTTCTGGTATTCGTTCTGAGGCTCTTTTGCATATGCCTTGCCTTCATTGCCGGGTAGTATTTCCGGCAGGTCAGAAATGGCCTCGTAGAGGCTCACGAACGGAATCAACCCCGATCCGTGGGTCGGCTTTGGAAGAGAAACCTCGTTCTCGCCTCTCTTCCAGGCTAGTATTATCGTTCTTTGCCTTGACTGCGGACATCCATAATCTTTGGCGTTCAGTACGGCGGATGTATGATCAAAACCTCGAGCGGACAGACCATCCACGGTTTTCTTATAAATCTTCCCCGAATATAGGCGTTTAAATCCCGACACGTTTTCAAAAATTACATACCTCGGATCCGATTCGTCAACAGCCCGAAGGAACTGCTCAAAAAGTGAGTTTCTGGGGTCGGAAAAATCCTTTTTGCCCACGGTGCTGAACCCCTGGCAAGGTGGACCCCCAGCAAGTATGTCGACCTTCCCTAGAAATCCGATTTTTTCAAGTTCTTTTTTAAAGTCAACATCATGGATGTCTTTATTTACCACCTTAACCTGAGGATAGTTTGACTCGTGAGTTTTGGCGAAGTCTTTCTCTATCTCATTTGCCAGTATGACATTTATGCCTGCCGCCTCCATGCCAAGGCTTAGCCCTCCGGCACCTGCAAAAAGATGTATTGCGTTCATTGATTTTCCTCAAAAAGATTTTCATTAAGTATTAGAAATCTAGCACATCGCTCCACCATCTTCACATTGACCGCATTTCCAACTTGCTTGTATATGTGCTTCTCTTCAAACTTAAAGGTGTCGGGGAAGGATTGAAGACGCAGGAGTTCTCTGGCAGTAAGTTTTCTAGATTCCGGCCCATAAACGGGCACTTGCGCCAAAGCAACCAGGGTAGGTGCGTAGTCGGGTCTTTTAACTCTTATTCCCGATCCCCTGGCGGTCCATAGAACCTTATCCATGCCGTCGTCTTTCCTAAGATCGCCAGCCTGCCATTCAAATTTTCTGACGGCACCCGCCCATTCTTTTTTTGCTCTTGACCTCTCGAGCCATGGCTTGAGGATCTTCATGTTCGATGAGTAGAAGGCTCTGTTCTTGTCAATCCAGTTCTTGTATTTTTTATAGAATGCAGCCTTCTTCTCCACGGTGTTCTGTGCGGTTCCTTCGCCATCGCCATCCCACCAATCCGTCCAGATTGGGCACTTTGGAATTGCAATCAAGTTTGAAACAAGTATTTTTACAAACTCATCCCAAACGCCCTCTACCACCTTCATTTTTCCTGAAATTTTGTTTTTATTGTGATCGCACAGTATGTCCTTGAGGTTCGTAGAGGGCTTGCATTTTGATATTTCTGGTAGCTTCGGCAAGTCGCCGAGATCCTTCCTCTTGCACATGATGATCATGCGCTCTCTGTTCTGAGGAACCTTGAAATCCAAGGCGTTTAAGATCAGTGGATCCTCATATGTGAGATACCCTAGATTTTCTATCGATTGTTTAATCACTTCCCATGTGTTCCCAGAATCATGAGACGCAAGGTTTCGAACATTCTCCAAGATCATGAATTTTGGTTTTTTAGCCTCGGCGATCTTGCATATATTGAAAAACAGATTTCCCCTGTCGTCTCCAAATCCTTTTTGGAACCCAGCCTTAGAAAAGGGCTGGCACGGGAACCCGGCACATAAAATGTCAAAATCTGGTATGTCGGAAACTTCTATTTCTCTTATGTCCCCTGCTGGGAGTATTCCATTGTTTTCAAAATAGGTTTTTCGGCAAGCCTCGTCCAAGTCGGATGCGAACACGCACTCAAATCCGATTCTGCCAAGTGCTTGGTGGAAGCCGCCTATGCCGCAAAATAAGTCCACGAATTTCATTCGTCCAATCTAATAAAAAACATAAGGTTTGATCAATAGCAAAAAGATCTATTTACATCTAGTGCTCCTCGTGCTAGACTTCCACTCAGTCTTTTACAGGAGATTTTCATGCCGAAGAGAATTAAGGACAAAAACAAGAGCGTGCTTGTAAAGTTTCACGAGGATGTTGCGGACAAAGAGATTTCTTCTATGCTTGCCTTGCTTGGCATCTCAGGGACAAAGGTCTCAAGCATTGTCAACCGATGGGCTGTGGAGGTTCCCTTCTGGAAGGAGGGGCATTTTGTGGCGAAGTTTAATGGCGATGAAAGGGTAGAGAAGGTTCACGAGAGCTTCGACAGAAAAAAGACGAGCTCAATTAGAGAGGAGGCCGATTCTGATGAAGAAAATATTTGACTTCAGAAACATGTTGGCCGAGCAAGGCGTGGAAATGACAATGGAACAAGCAAAAAAAGCCTACAAGATGGCTGGCAAGTTTATGAAAAGTGCCAAGAAAGTATCTGTTGCCGACATATGGTCTATTCAGTCGGCAGAAGGTTTGAGCCAGAAAGAAAAGGACGACATCATTCGCCTCTATCAGTTTGCCAAAGAATTGTAATTCAATTTTTCTTTTTCTTTTTCAGATTCGGCTTCTTCTTGGAGACCCTCTTTTTAGAGGGTCTCTTTTTTGTTTTGGGTGGATTTTCTTCGTTGGATTCTTGCTCTTGCGGTTGCGGTTCTGTTTTGGCGTCTTCTTTGTTCGCCAATTCTTTTTCATAAGATTTATTTGCCGATAGTACCAACGCCGTGAGTGCGATTGTCAATCCGATTATCATGAAGGCCGTAGTGGTTGTCGTCATCTTGCTTGTCCTTTTCTTTATGTTTTTTGGTCTAGATCATTTTTTTGGTATGTACTATATTAGCTACAACGGAACAGACACAAACCGTAAAATTTAAAGGATTAGTCAAATGGGCAAAATATTCGTACAGATAGCTGCGTACCGCGACCCTCAGTTGAAGGCGACTCTCAAAGACATGCTTGAAAAGGCCAAGCGACCCGAGGATCTTGTTGTGGGAATAGCCTGGCAACACTCACCAGAGGACACATGGGATGATTTAGAGGATTATAAAAACGACCCCAGATTCAAGATAATAGATATAGATTACAAGGAATCTAAGGGCGTGTGTTGGGCTCGTCACGCAGTCCAGCAATTGTACAATTCGGAGGAATACACACTCCAGATAGATTCTCACATGAGGTTTGCTCAAGACTGGGACGAAACTCTCATAGGCATGATCAAGCTTCTCCAGTGGAAGGGCCACAAGAAGCCTTTGCTGACCGCCTATGTCTCTTCATTTGACCCGGACAACGACCCGCAAGGAAGGGTTCTCTCGCCTTGGAAAATGAATTTTGACAGATTTATACCGGAGGGCGCTGTGTTTTTCCTTCCTGCCGAGATGCCGGATCATCAGTCTATGACCGAACCCTTGCCGGCCAGATTTTACTCGGCCCACTTCTGCTTTACTCTGGGTATATTTTCAAAAGAAGTGCAACACAATCCCGAGTACTATTTCCACGGGGAGGAGATTTCAATTGCCGTTCGGGCATTCACGCACGGGTACGACTTGTTTCATCCTCACAAGGTCGTCGCGTGGCACGAATACACCAGGAAGGGAAGAACAAAGCAGTGGGACGACGACAAGGAGTGGGGAAGGAGAAACGAAAAGAGCCATCTTGCCAACAGGAAGATGTTTGGAATGGACGGCGAGGTTCAAGAAGGGCACGATGGACTCTATGGATTCGGGAAGGAAAGGACAGTAAGAGATTACGAGAAGTACGCGGGAGTTTTGTTTTCTCGTCGTGCTGTGCAGAAAGAAACTCTTGAATTTAAAAATCCTCCGAATCCAGTTTACAGTTGTGAAGAAGAGTGGCTTGCAAGCTTTTCCAGAGTCTTCAAGCACTGCATAGATGTCGGATTCAGTTCGGTGCCTGAACAAGACTATGAGTTTTGGGTTGTTGCCTTCCATGACGAAAATGGCGAGACAATTTATAGAAAAGATGCAGACAAGGAAGAGATAGCTCGAATGCTGGCCGATAAGGACGGATATTGCAAGATCTGGCGCGAGTTTCAAACAACCGTCCAGCCCAAGAAGTGGGTCGTCTGGCCGTTCTCTAATTCAAAGGGTTGGTGCGAAAGAATGGAAGGTGGATTATGAAAAAGGTTCTTCTCGGCCTTTCCGACAACATAGACCTTCATAAGGATAAGGTCAGAATTTGGAGCGAGAGTTTTAAGCGACACTCCGATGGAAGAGTTGTTTTGTTGGCGGCCAACATGAGCGAAAAAGACATGGATGCTTGCAAGGCTTTAGATATAGAATTCAAGGAGGTCAAGGTAGATGAGCCTGGACAGATAAACCACAAGCGCTTGTCTCATATGTTGGATTATCTCAAATCCTCATCAGATGATGTTTTTCTTGTCACGGATGTCTTTGATGTGGCTTTCCAAGGCGATCCTTTTTCCAAGATGGACTTTGATAATTTTGAATTCTTCGCTGGCGGCGAGGGTATAGACGTTCATGAGGAGCCTTGGAATTTTGACAACATAGCGAAACTCTTCCCCGACCGGCTCGAGAGTTGCTTACATAGAGAAATAGTATGTTCTGGAGTGGTTGCTGGCAATAGGGGAGCTCTCGTTAAGGTTTATGAGAAGATGTTTGCCATGTGCGAGGCAAGCCCGAACACCCACGCCATAAAGGATCAGGCTGCCTTGATCGTCATGGTAGCTAACAATGAGATTCCGAACATCAAGCTGTTTAACCTTGACGATGGGTGGGCGGTTCACTGTGCGGTTGCCGGACCAACCCAATTTTTTACTGCTTGGGGTTTCAATAACAAGTTAAAGTATGGCATTCCCTTTCTGGAGGGAGGTTTGGTTCGTACCGCAGCAGGAAATCCCTTCGACATTGTCCACCAGTTCAACAGAGTGCCCGAGTGGCACGAGGAAATAAAGTCTCAATATCCATGAAGAATACATGCGTATCAATTTGTTCTTACCACCGAACCCTTCCTGAAGATTGTGACGGGAACAAGGTTATAAGAAAGTTTGCAGCAGAAGGCTTTGAAAACTTTCGCGTCTTGTTTGACAATCAATCTGGCAAGTCCGAGGCAGAGGTTTCCGAGGCCTATCAGTCGGAGGTTTGTTTATATAACGACGCAGATTTTGAAGAAAACTGCTTCAATCGACCGATAAGCAAGTATCACAGATGGGGAAGTCACCAGAACCCAAAGTATTTTTACGCTCATTTTAGGATGCTCGTATTTTTCCTCAAGAACCCGGGATTTGAATATTACTGGTTCTTTGATGACGATGTTAATTTTGATGGAAGCCTCAAGGACATACTTACGACCTACGAAGGTCTTCATGATGATTTTCTTGCCATCCAAGCGTTCAAAAAAGAGGATTATAAAGATTTTCCTAGGATAAGCGTCATAAACGACAGGATGGAGGGGTCTAGGGGGTTTTGGTTGGGGCATTGCCCAGGACCCGGCGACAATTTCAAAAGTTCCGAGAAGCACATTGGCTGCTTTTTCCCAATCGTAAGATTTTCCAAGAGATCCATGATTCATCTTTTGGATCTCAACAAAAGTGGTTATTTTGGTTATTCTGAGGGCTTCGTGCCTACATCATTGGCTTCGGATGGCTTCAAAGTCGCCAGCATGATGGATGAGTTCAATAATTATTTCGTCAAAAACAACACAGACTGCGTACTTTATCACAAGGGAGCAAGATTCACATGGGAATGGTTGTAAGTAAGCCCGTTATAGTTATGGCGCTTTATGATATAGGCCGAGACAATTGGAATTCATTCAACTTGTCTTATGACACCTATCTTTGGTGGATGAAAAATACGCTTTCTATTGATGCGAATATAGTTATTTATACCGAGGAAAAGTTTGCATCCAAGATTAGGGACTATAGAAAGGAATTTGATCCGGACTCCCAGAAAACCAAAATGGTCATCAGTCCCGTGGAGGAACTTGATTGCTATAAGTTGTATTATGACCGACTTAACGATCTGATGATGTCGTCGAACTTCAAGAAAAAGATACATCTTGAAGTTCCGGAGATGAACAGACCCCTCTACAACATCATCATGTTCAATAAACTGCATTTCTTGCAGCACGCCAAAAACGAGAACTATTTTGAAAATGATCTTCTTATATGGGCTGATGCGGGCGGGCTGAGAGAGTCTATTGATAATTACAAGGGAGCTAAATGGCCATCTTTGGACAAGGTTAATCAATTGGACAATTCCAAGATAACCTTCTTTAGCCACAGTAAGAACATAATAGTAAAGGACAAGGAGTACCATGCGCTTTCACAGATCCGGTTCATTCAAGGAACGGCATTCTTTGTTCCAAGCGAATTGATAGATGGTTTGGTTGATGACTTCAATGAAACAGTGAATGAATGTATTGATTCTGGCTTCATAGGCAGCGATGAAAAGATTTTTGACATAACATATTGCAAGAACCGAGAGAAATATAATCTCATCAAGTGTGATTGGCGAACCTATTTCAAGATATTCAAGGATGATGGGGTTAAGCTTTTTGACAAAAATGGAGAGCAAGCCAAGAGCATATTCATTGACCTTGGAGGCCATGAGGGGCAAGGGCTTTCTAGTTTGATAGATGTGCTTGATATTGACAACAGCTGGGAAGTTTACGCATTTGAGCCCAACTCTCTGATTGAAGATTTCTCTTCTGATTTTCCGAACCATGTGGTCAACTTTTCACGAAAGGCCGCATGGAAGAGAAATGGAAGGGCCATATTCAACCGATACGGATCGGACGGGAGAAGCCAAGGATCTTTGCTTGAGGAGACGGACGGAGGAAGGGGATACGGCGACTACTTTGATTACGAAGTCGTCCCGTGCCTCGATTTTTGGGAATTTGTCAAGTCCTTGGATGCTTCTAAGGAAATTTACATAAAAATGGACATAGAGTGGTCAGAGTATGATGTCGTCTCTCGGATGCTCGAGATGGGATGGCCAAAAAACATTAAAAAGATATGGCTACAATGGCACGGAACCAACGATTCCAAAATTGCTGCAAAGGCCGAGGAACTTCAGAAAAGAATAATCGCTGAAGGTACCCAAGTAGAGAAGTGGCGATAAAAAAAACGGACCCGCTTTGTTCAAACGGGTCCGCCTAGAGAAACTTAGATTTATCTTAGTAGAGCCTCTGGGAGCACACGGTGACCGCGGGAACCCAGGCGCCGGACATTGCGTTGCACATCATGTTGATCTTCGGGCAGCTTACCATGAAGTATTTCCATCCGCCGCACAGCTTCCTTCTGTTGCTGTTGGGGTTGGCGCAATTCTGCTTCAAAGTAGAGAGCACTCCGCGAGATTCGCCGTTGGCGGCGGGTTTGCGACAATAAAATGCCATGTCATTCCTCCTTGTGTATAAAAAACACGTGTCATTATTATTTACTGGGTGCCGGCATCATATCCGTTGTCGGCCGGAATCATTTTTTTCCGACATAGTCGTAGAAAGTCTTGTCATCAAGATTCTTGTTTTCTCTGAGCCGATACAAGTAAAACTTATTCATGTGCGACATTATTATTTTTTCTTTGAAGCCTTTGTCGCCAATTGTTATTTTTGAGCCGCATAAAGGCCCACCCACAATCTCCGCGGAAATTTCTTTCATCAAACCTCCTTGTGCATAAATATCTAGTGGGCTCGGCCGTTAAAGATTTCAACCCAGTCTTTTAATGTCCGCCAAGCACAACTTCCTGTTGTCTTCCATCACTCTTTTGGCATCTTCATTTTTTTCCCACAAATATTTCACAGTGCATCCTCCGTGATGTCTTATCCATGCCTTTGATGAGATGCCTTGAAGCAGTCCTTTTTTTCTCATTCTGTGTGTGAGCTCTTCATCCTCGTACCAGGCGTATGGATAGGACTTTATGAATCCTCCGATATAGGAGAAAAGATCCCTGTGACACATGGCGCAGAAAAGCGGCAGCGTTTCATTTTGAAGCACTATGTCCTTTTCTGCTTTTTCTCCGAAGTTGCCCATGGCCGCTTCGCAACCAACAGGATTATTCGATCTTGCCGACACCATCTTTACAGGGATCCCCTCCTTTTTCCAATTGAGCAGGGATTGCCCCATGCTGATCATGAAGTTGGAATCTTCCACAACGCAGTCCGAATGCATCATCATCACCCATGGCAAGTTTGTGGCTTCAAACCCTGCCTTTAAGGCCGCCCCGAAACCTGAATGCCGCTCCAGCCGTATGTATTGAATCTGGGGCTTGAAGCCTTGTGGCGTTGTTTTTATGAACTGTTTTTTTATTTCTTCGCCGAAATTTTTGTTGCCAGAGCAGTCGTCTACAAGTGTTATTTGATAAGGGTTGCTTCTGACCGAAATAAGTATGCTCTTTATAAGTTCGGTCACCTTTTCGTATTGGGAGTGGAATGGTATAAGTATATCCACCGGAGATCTTGAAAAAGGAGTGAATTCTAAGGGTCTGGATTTTACTGTCTTTTCCATGCGGTCACTCCGATAAAACCTTAAACATTCCCCTCAATATAGCAGGGGACAACTCCACATCTTCTCCAAATTCCGATATGGACAAGGGATTCAAGGTGACCTCCTCCTCTTTCCCCAGGATTTCACTTATTTCTGCATTCATTTGGCCTATGTTTTTGGTTTCAAAGACCATGGTGTTCGGCACCTCTTTGCCATTTTCATCCTTGGATGGGATGATTCTTCCGTTTTCATCCTTGAGCGCATGGGAGGCCTTGATTTGGTTGACCCTTTTGTCATAGGACTCGAGTGCTGGAACCAGGCCTCTTCTGAGGCCTTCGAGCTTGAAGGCGAGTCTTAGTTTTATTTTCTGCGTGAGAAGAAGGCCTATGCACCTCGCCGCTTCAAGTATTTCTTTGTTTGTCATTTTCATGTCTTAATATAGTTCGACAAACAAAAAAGCCCGCTCCTTTTGGGAGCGGGCCTCTTCGTCTCAAGTTTTTGACTACATTTAAGCGACTTTGCGCCTTTTGGCCTTAGGATTGAGGCGATAGCGATGGCTCGCCGCGTCCTTGAGGATCACTGCCACCTCTCCATCGTAGCCGGGATGGGCTGTTTTCCTGGACAGGTTGTTCAAGGCTTGCCAGACATTCTGGGTGATGCCTTCTCGGCCCTTCCCCCCAGAATACTTATATCCTGACTTGATCACAAGATCGGTGATCTCGCTCAACTTCAGACCATCTCGTCCTCGGCTCTTCTGGAGGATGGCCACAGTAAGGGCTGTCATCGGCAGTCCGGCGAGGGATTCCTTCGATTGCTTGGGAGCCTTCGTCTTCTTGCCCTTGTGTTCCGCCATCGTGGCTCTGATGATGGAAACAAGGCTCGGATTCAAATCGACCTTGTAGGTCTTGAGAGCATAGTCTACAATGTCCTTGTTCTTGCACTCCATTCCGTGCTTTTCAAAGTACTTGCGGATCATCTCCGACTTGTTGACACCCTCAACCCTGCCGGGCTTGACGGCCTCCTTCGTCGCCTTCGCCTTTCCTCCCTTATGCTCCGCCATTGTTCCTCTGATAATGGAAACAAGGCTCGGGTTCAGTTTGATCTTGTAGGTCTTGAGAGCATAGTCTACAATGTCCTTGTTCTTGCACTCCATTCCGTGCTTTTCAAAGTACTTGCGGATCATCTCCGACTTGTTCAATTCTTCGGCCTTTTCTGTTGTTGGTGCCGCCTCCTCGACCTCAGGAGCGGCGACCTCCTCAACCTCAAGAGCTGCGACCTCGGAAGCCGTCTTTGTGGATTCCTCCACGGCCGGAGCTTGTTCCGCAGTTGTAAAACTATCCTTGATGGCTTTAACAATGGCATTGACCTTGGCAACCGACTTCTCAAGGGCCTCGAACGACTTTTCAATAGCAGTCATGATCTCTCTTCTCTCTTATACCGGCCCGTTGTTTGAAGGCGGATCTGAGGCGGGCCAGCCCCGGATCCGCACGATATTTCAAACACTCCGTTGCTTAACCGTCTCCAATTTGACTATACGCAGCAGCTTTCAGATGTCAATTTTTTTGTTCGGATTTTTTCATGTTTTGCCCGCAAGTGTTTGCGGACAAAGAGTTTGCGTCTTTGGGATGCTTTAATTTCTGTCGGGAAAACCATGGAATCTTGTGGAAAAAATTATCTCTGATCGCTACTATAGGTTGCGGTGATTGATGTGGAAAACCGAATTTTCACTGCCGCTTTATCTGTTTGGCATGGAACTGAAAGGAGACTTATATGCTAGTTTTGAGTAGGAAGAAGGATGAGACAATCATAATGAGGATTCCTGGGCACGAGGACATCAAGCTCACGGTTGTCCGGATTGACAACTTGAATAAGGTCAGGATAGGCGTAGAGGCCGACAAGGATGTGGTCATCCTCCGGTCTGAATTGGACGCCAAAAAGCAGGTCCAAAACTTCTAGGAAGTTGCTTTACAAGGAAGGGTTCGGGAGTCTATATTCCTCACAAGGAATCAGACATGCCCGTACTCTACCCGCCTCACCCTTCGTGCAAGATATCCCCCAGCAGTCTGGGGAAGTATGAAAGTGCTGGCGGGTGGCTTGCCCAGAGGAAGTTTAACGGAACCCATATCCTCATCCACATATCCATGGATAGGAAGGTTTCCATACTGACTCGGCATGGAACTGCTCCGAAGTTATTTTCGCTTACGAAGTCACATATATCCCAGATATTGTCCTTGAATCTGGAGGACGGCAAGGAATATTGGCTTGACGGCGAACTTTTGGATCACAAAACCAAAAGCAAAAAGTACAAGGGCAAAATTGTGCTTTTTGATGTGCTTCATGCTGGCCAATATTTGATCAAAAAGTTGAACCAATTGCAGCGGATTCAGCTTCTTTCTGAAATTTGCCGCCACCCAAAAGATTTAGAGCCCAATGAGGGAATAGCATTGAGGGTGACGGACGATATTTGGATGGCGGAAACTTGGTCTTCGGATTTCAAGGCCCATTTTGAACGATTCATCCATCTTGATGAAATTGAGGGTCTCGTTCTTCGAAAGTCCAAGTCTTTTATAGACAACCTTGGACAGAAGGAGTACGATGTTTCCTGGATCGTCAGGGTGAGGAAACCGCACCCGGGAGGAATCTACAACCAATAAAGACTTGACAGCCCGAAAACGCACGATAGAATGTCGCCTTCAACCCCTTCAAGGACGGACGGGTATGTCCGTTCGGGGGGTTTTTCCTTGGTCTTTTTAGCACGGAGGTATCTCTATGACCACCACGACAAGCAAAATCCTGTCCCTCTTCGGTGATGAAATCCAGCATCTTCATGGAAACCTGTTCAGGGTTAAGAGGGAAAAAATCAAGCTCGCCAAGTCCGGTCTGAGCGTTAAAGACGGCGAACTTGTTTATGGCAACCCGAGATGGTTTACGAACGAGAAGGGTCAGCCTGAGGCCAAGGGCATTGAAAAGTCCAAGATGGAGGAGTTGGCAAACTCAATCCAGGACGAGGGGTTGGAGAACCCCATCAGGCTCAGGGTGATGGAAGGAAAAAAGAACTTTCTTGAGGTCGTGAACGGCGAGCGAAGGTTTCGTTGTTTGGCCGACATCTGCGAGAAAAATCTTTCTTGCTATGATCCGGAAACCAACGTGCAAAGGCCCGCAGCCGATTTGTACGAATGGGTTGATTGTCGAATTGAATTCATGGATGACAAGACGGCCCTCAGGGTCGCTCTTAAGCCCAACGAGACGAGCGAGATTATCGGCGATCTTGCGAATCTGAATGTCGTCAAAATTCTCCGGGACTCTGGGTTTGACGATCAAGATATTTTGAAGTCCACCGGGAAGTCGATCAGTTGGTTGCGCGAGACCGAGAAG